GCAGCATTGTCGCTCCAAGCCACGACGCCCGTCACTGGGTTTTTGACCTTCGAGGTTCGGGCGACAACGCGGTAGTTCATGTTGATGCCATTCGGGAACCGATGCAGATACCAGTCTTGCGGGGTCGCAAACTGCGTGGCGTAAAGAGATGCCACCCCGTCCCCACGGTGCGCTGGTGTCCACTCCGGGAATGTCGAAGCCAGAACGTTGTAGTAAGTCTCCGTGGGCTGCCCTAGACGGAAATGTATACGCAGCAAGGAGTCGTGGCCGCTGCCGGTCCACGGTGCTCTCTGGACGCGCCCGTTCGCATCAATGGTGCCGGTAACGTTCTTGTCGTCCACCCAGACCTCTTCAATAGCATCGAACGGACCCTGACCGAGTGCGAGAACCTTATGGAAGTTGCCGCTCTTTGCTTCTGCGAATACCCAGATACCAGAGGTCTTCACCCGTCCATAATGGCGGTAACGAGGGGCCGTATTCTGCCGAAACGATTGCTGAACATCTTCGGGCTTAGGCTGTTGCGGTCGGAATAGGAACGAGGCTAGTGCCGACAACCCCACTGAGAGTCCGATGTTTATCAGCGCCCCGCCTATTGCTGTTGCCCCGCCGATCGCCATCCAGGCAAGCCCCGTTTGGAGGGCCACTGCTACAGCCGACGTGCCGAGAACGCTCGCGATGAGGCCGGAAATCGCTACTGGCATTCAGTGCTCCATGCCTTCCAGACCGCATTGAGCGGTGCACCGATCAGGCCGTTCTCGTCGTGCGAAAACCAGTACTGCCCGCTGTTAACCGCCACGCAGAGCTTGCCGCCGTGGATCACCAAGCCGACATCGCCGGGCTGCGGGTCTTCCGTCTTGCTGAAGCGGGCTGCGCGCATCACACGATTGACAGCCACCGCAAGGCCGCCGAAGTCAGACAGCGCCCGTTGGGCTTCCTCGGCTGTTCCATAGGCCGCGATGAGCGGAGAGAAGTCCTTGCCGGTCTTGATCTTCAGCCACCGGGCAGCCGTCGAGACGCAATCCGTATCCCCCCACCGGAAAGGCTTCTCGGCCTCGACGGCAATGAATTCCTGAATGTTCATGCGGTCAATAATCCGGGTACACGAAGACCTTGTTGACAAGCTTCGGCGTGAACTGGAAAAACCTATCGCCGGGAGACCTGACCTGCTGGTCGCGGTCGGTATACTTGCCGTAGGCCGGTCGCGAACGATTGAAAAAGGCATTCTCGGCAGTCATCGAAATTGACTGGATGGCTCCCTCTGCGCCCCCCATCTCTGTGCGGGCTATGCGCGGCGGTTGCATGAACCCCCACCAGATCGGCGCCGGGTTTCCGAGCGTTTGCCATTCCTCGTCAAATAGCTGCATCGAAATGACGACGATCCGCTGATCGACCTCGTTGTTCGCATCAAGGGCCATAGCCAGGAAGTCAAGCGCCTGACTTGGAAGGCCGCTCATATTGAACGTGACCGCCTCCGATGCCGTCCCAGTCGTCATGCCGAGGCCGTCAATCGAGCCGTAGCCGTACATGGGGAGATAGGTGTTCCCGCCCGCCTCAAGCGCCGTGTTGCCGTTCCAGACGCGCATCGTCTCGGAAGCGAAGCGGAACTCGACGAGCAAGTCGAGCCGCACTTGCCGCTTGGCGAACTCAGCCACCTGCTCAGGCGTAAAGAAGGCCATTTGTTGACTCTCGAAATGTCAGCCGCCACTATCCTAGAAGGGAGAACGGGAGGGGCTTTCCTATGAAATTGAAGGTGTTCAAGAGCGAAGCCGCAGACGGCAACGTCGTTATCTACCTGAGCGATACGGACGGGAATTCATTCACGCTTCCGCTCACAGTCTTCGATGTCTCGACGCTAGTTTCGATGCTCTACGCTTCACGCGACGACGCCCTGAAACAGGCGCGCAACACGGCTCCTGAGGTATTGCTGCCTATGGAGGGCCTTAGCTTCGGACAGGACAATACTGGACGGCAAATTCTGCGGGTCCACACCACACCTGTTCTGCATCAAGACTTCTCACCGGCTCCAGGAACGACCGGAGACCAGATGTTGAGAGAGGTGTCTGACTTTCTGGCCAAAAGATCTTCGCAGGCTCCCGTGCCCTGGGGAAAGCCGAGCAAGAAACATTAAGGGCAAGAGTAGCCATCACACGTCCTCAATGAAATTGACGGAAGGATAGCTCCACCGGCCATAGTCGAGCGCGAGGTCCATTTCGTTGTCGCTGGCAAGACGCATTCGGCACACAGGGAAATCGAACTCCAGCCTGGTGCCGATCAACGCCGCCTCACGTGCCGGTGGACGGAAGGTGATGGTCGCAGCGCCCTCGCCCGTATGCTCAATCGTGCGGATCCGATAAAGACGTTCACCTATTGAGAAATGCTGCCCCGGCTGGATCTCGTGGGCCACGTGAATGGCGATCATGGCAGTGGTGCCGCGCACCGGGAGATTGCTTGCGAGCGTGACATCGATCACGGTCCCCTGATACTCGCTTCCATCTCCGAACGGGCTGCCATCTGAATGCGGGACGGGTTCATAGAGGCCCTGCCACTCAGGCGAATATGGTTGATAGGCTCGGCACAAGGGAACAAGGATCGGGTTCATCCGCCCCTCAAGCAAAGCTGCAAGCGCCCTGAACGCTAGAACGGGCTCGCGCTTTCTGGTGTTCGTGATGACGTTGGCGAATGTCGCCTTCCAGATGCCAGCGTCGGACGCCACTACTTGCGACACTCCGGAGACGCTGGACGGCCCTGCAAGGGTTCTCGCTGCGATCTCAAACGTGACGCTCTGCGGCTTGAGAACGCCGATCGGCCAAAGCACTGCCGCCATTACATCTTCCTCGCTTGAGCGTCGGCCAACATGCTCGGTAGCCCTTGGTTCACCTGCCGCACTGCGATGGTAGCGCCAGCCTGCGCAGCCTGTGCGCCCATCTGCGTGACTTGCGCCCGCACGACGCCGTTGTCATCGACGAACACGCCGGAAACCGTAACCTCGACCTGCTGCGGCTGCGCGCCCATCTGCGTACCACGCGGCAGAACAACCTCGCCCTCCTGCAAGATCGCCGGAACTTCCCCCGGCTGCAGACCGGCAACGCCACCGCGATGATACCGCTTCGCGCCGCCGAACACCGAAGGCGAAACCGCGCGGCCGTGTCCGTAACCATCACTGCCGGCAACGCCGCCGCTGTGAAGGATGCCGGGGATCAGGAAGCCGCCGAGAAGGCCGCCACCCCCGCCCCCGACTCCTTTGAAGGCGTTCTCGAACAGATTGTTGAGCGCCATGTCGAGCAGCTTGTTTGCGATCTTGTCGAGCGCATTGGCAAGAGCTTCAGACGCGCTCACCCCGTTTCTTAGATCGGTGATGAAGCCGCCGAGCACATCCTTGCCAAGCTCTTGCAGTTCCTCGGCCCGCTTGCGGGCATTGTCCTGCGCCTCGGCCAGCCGTGCGGCCTCTGCCGTTGCGGTCGCATATGCCCCGGCCAGTTCCTCGATCTGCTGCCGAAGCTGCGGGGTGATTTCGATCCCTGCCCGCTTCGCCGCGTTCTCAAGCTCGACGATCGTTGCGGCGCGTTCCAGGCTGTAGCCGTAATCATTGACGAGTGGGTTTAGCTCGGCCTGGGCCGCCGTCATCGCCTGCGTTAATGCGATCCGGTCGCGGAGCTGCTGCACTTCCCGCTCGTAGTCATTCTGACGCGCGCCACCACCCCGGCCCTTCTTCCCCCCTCCGCGTGTCACGGGGGCGTCGAAGTCTCCCAAGGAAACCGGCTTGATCTCCGGCGGGGTTCCCGGCGTAAATCCTGGGCGCGGGTCTTTCCCGCCGGTGCCTTTGTAGGCGTTCCGAATAGCGTCAGCGGTCAGTTCGCTGCCAACCTGAACGCCACCTTCGAACGCGCCATCAATGCGGTCCTGTACGCCTTTCTGCGACGTGATGGTCAGAGCTCCGCCAAAGAAGGACTGGCGAGCCGCGCCGCCAGTGAAGACAGCGCCGATGTTCTCCAGGCCGAGGACTGTCTGCGCGAAGAACTGGGCCTGCGCCGCGCCTGCTTTGAACTCGGCAATAACGTCG